CAATCGCTCGGCTACATCCGCTGAAAATCTAAAACAGATTCCTTTTGCAGTGGATCAGCTTTTGCGCGTGTACAAGCCACTCGTAATGTGAGCTAAGAATGGTCTTACGCGTCGACGAGATAAGCATTAACAACCTGTCGTTCACCATCACGAATTTAGGTGAGCAAACGACGGTGGAGACGCTTTGGTTTAAGACGCGAGCAAAAACTAAGTCGGTTCACAATCGGATTCGCACGTTAGAGAAGTTCAGGCAGTACGACAACATGATGGACTTTATTGTGAACTACACGCCAAACATGCGGACCATTTCGGATAATCAAGAGGATTACTCCATTACATTCCGAGGTAACAGTTGGCGGATCGCAGAGGTTTACGAGCACGATGACAGACAGTGGGTCTCTCTGATGTGCTACAGAAACGAACCTAGCGTGGCGGTCTGATATGGGGCAAAATAGCGCGGTTGTTTATGCTCAAGCGATACAAGCTCAATTGACTTCGGTTTGTACACCGACTCCAGTTTATGCAGTGTTTAACCGTAACTTTGCAAGCGAACCGACTTTTGTAACGTGGCAGCTCAGAGATGTTCATCAGCCGGTGTATACGGGGCCACAGTCGGTGAAGGGTATAGACAGACCGGTGTTTCAGGCGACGGTGTTTGCTCAGTTGATGGCGAATTGTTTTAGTAAGGCGCAGCAGATTGTGGATGCCTTACACGGTTATCAAGGTACTTTCGGCGGTCTCTTTTTTGTGTCAAAGGTCGATGTTGATTGGCTCTTTCACACATACGACAATGACAGCAAATTAAATCAAATCGTTCTTGATTGCACTTTAGACATTCCTGCGTGAGGTGAAAAATGGCTCTTCCAACTAAAGTTTTACCCGGCTTTTCAGCCTCGCTGTATTGCCAACCAACTGCAACTCCAACCCCGTTGACAACTGCGAACCTTTCTGTGGTTGCAAGCGTTTCGGCTATTGCTGTCTCAGCTAATCTTGTACCTGTAGAAGCGATTCCTGCTTTTGGGCAAGATGATGCGGTGGCTAACTTCTCGGTTGCTGGTTCGCGTCAATCTGACAAGATCCCGGTTCAATCGGCTCCAACATCTTTGACATGCGTAGCGGCATGGAATCCGTCAGATACGGTTCTTCTTCTGCTTCGCGGCGATGCTTATAACGGCACGATTGATCGCACGTTTGTTGTCGCAGCAACGGACGGCACAAACATTGTTTACTACGCTTTCAACGGACGTGTAAGCCAGTGGACGATTGACCCTGCACCCGGCGCTGAAGCTCAGGTGACATTCACCATCCACCCCAGAGGTAATCAATATGGCTGGTCAAACAATGTCTGATTTTCTGGAAGGCATGAAGGGATACTATGGCGATCTTCACCAGTACGCTAAAGGCCATCCCTTTACCCTTCAAGAGGTGGATGCCGCCTTACAGGAAGCCGAAGCCGCTGAAGCTGTCTGTCTTAATGTAATGAGGCAATATGCAGCGAGCGAGTGACGATTTACTGAGCTATCTCATCGCGCAGGCCCAAACCGGTGCTAAGAACTGGTTTGGGTATCCACAACAACGGCTCATCAACATTTCGCTCTGCCATCAGATCGCGGCTAATCACGCTGACTGCATGTCACCGGATGAAATAGTTGATTACGTCCTGAAACTAAACGATCAGATCTTCAAGCGCATCGTTACCAATGGGCAAACTTGAAGTTAAGGGATTCAAAGAGTTTGAAGATTCCTTATTAGAGTTAGCCGAGGAATTTGGCACGACCAAAGCTCGACGCTCTTTACTTCCCGGACTCAAGTCCGCGATGGAGCCCGTTAAGGCTGCGATCAAAGGAAGGGTTCCCGTCGATACTGGCAAGCTCCAGTTAAAAGTCAGGAACGGCGCAAAGGTTGCAACCCGAAAAGACAAAGGCAAAAAGTATCTGAGCCGCGATACCGTGGCTTTTGGTTTTGTCGATGTCGGTGTTGGTTATCGAGATGCGAAGGGCGAATATCGACCCGCTGCCGAAGCCATAGAATTCGGCACTGCCGAGCAACCCGCAAGACCTTTTATCCGTAACTCTTTTCAATCAATCGCATCATCTGCTCTTGATCGCCTAGCGTCTCTATTGGGCGCTCATATGGATCTCTGGGCAGCAAAACAACGAGCAAAGGTTAGAAAATGAAAATACAGGACAGATTTGGAAAGTCATTCCAACGACAGACTCACGCGGACATTGATTTCGCCGGGCATACCTTAAAAGTCTATCTTCCGACTCGGAAAGAAATGTTGGGACTTGAGGACAAGATCAAGAACCCACCGGATGCTTTAATAGCTGAAGAATACGAGAAGCTACACGCCACATTTCAAAAGCTCTACAAAATTAATCAAAACGTCAATGCTGAGTTTAAGGGCGATGACATTGTCGTAGAGGGTCGAAGCCTACGAGAGGCTGCAAAGTTCAAAGCTCAGGATTTGATGCGCGAAATCGCCTATGTGAATCTGGTTGGATTTGAAGAAGGCGACGAAATGCTTGCTTTATCTTACGAGCAAATCTCCGAGACCTTTTCAGAGGCGCAGATTAAGCATTTAGTGAGTTTGATTGAGAAAGCAGTCAATCCTGATTACGAGGCCATCCAAAAAAACTAAAGGGGTCGCTATATCGTCAGGTGAGGGCTACGGCGATCTTTAACGGCCAAAGTCCTGAAGTGTTCGATAGCCTTGATGTAGCGACCGTTCGAGAGTTAGAATTGATGTACCGCGACGGCATGATCGGGGCGAGACATAACTTAATCTTGATCTCGCACTTGATGGCAATTGTTTACAACGCATTGTCTAAGAACCCGATGAAAAGCCGCGAGTTCTTCCCGCATCTGGAGGAGTATTTTATTCCTCCCAATTACATGACAAAACAAGAGCGTGATTTTCTGGCGTTCACTTCGCTGCCCGGATTCAAAGCGGAGTTTCTTGAGATATTAGGGGGAAATCGTGGCGGGTAAACTCATTGCAGCCCTACAAGTTGCTCTCGGTCTGGAGAGTGCAAAGTTCGTTCAAGAAGTCGACAGGGCGAGACAAAAAACCCGCGAGCTGAAAGTATCCGTAGACGTTTTAGGTACGGCTATAGGCGCACTACGAAGCCCGATGTTATTAGCCGCGGGCGCTGCCACAGCTTTTGCTACATCCTTTTTCAAAGCCGCAGATGCGGTTAATGACTTTGCTGAGGGCTCCGGTCTGGCGATTGAGGAAGTCCTAGCTCTGCAAAGCGCGATGGTGCAGTCAGGGAAGGAAGCTGACAACGCCGCACAGATGTGGGATCGGTTCTCTACGACTTTAGGTGGGGCCGCTGACGGGCAAAAGGAACAAGCCGATCTATTTAAAGAACTCGGTGTAAGTATTGCTGATGCTGGCGGGATGCTGCGTCCTGAGATTGAGATCTTTAGAGACCTGACCTCGGTGCTTTCGCAGATGGGTCCGGGCGCAGAGCGGGCAAGACTTCAGGTTCAGTTGTTTGGTAAACAGTTTGCCAACATAGATATATCTAAGATCGACCAGCTCTCAAGAAACACCGACAAGTTCACCGGCGAAGCTAAGAAGGGTGTTTTAGCTATTGGTGAAATCGGTGACGCGATAGACCAGTTAACCGAGAAGGCGAAGATCGGCTTTCTCACGATGATGGGCAAAGCTAGAGACGCGTGGACGGGCATCAAGAAGTTCTTAGGATTTGGCGAAGAAGAAGCTCCCGCTCCGGTTGTCAATGTTGCTAAAGGCGGCATACAGTCAGGAACGAAAGTTAAGCCTGTAAAGGACACAAGCGCAGACTCAGCGGCAAAAGCGCTTAAGTCTTATTTAGAAGGCTTAGACGCTCAGATTCTCAAACTTAGAGAAGGCGAGGAAGCCGCACTTAGGTTTGAGGCTGCAAAACAAGGTGGCCCTGCTGGCTTAGAAAAGATGGAGCAAATCATAAAGCTCCGCAGAGAAGAAGCGGAGATGCAGGAGCAACTACAAAGAAATGCAAAGGAAGCCGCGCAAGAAATAGCGGCAGCCGAAGATCTGCGAAAGATGCGGCAAGACCAGATCATTAAGGATTACGAGCGACAGATTGAAATAGAAAAGGAAGCTCAACAGGTCGCTCTAGACGCAATGTGGCAAGCCGAGGTCACTGCCAATAAAGAACTAGAGGCGATGGATCTCACGAAAAAAGAAAAGGACGAGCAACTAGAGCTTCTTGAGGATCTTCGGGACGGTTATAAGTCTCTCGGCACTACGATTGTCGAAGCCTTCATGCAGGGTAAATCAGCCTCACAGGCTTTCAAGTCTGCGCTTAGTTCGCTCTTACAGAAACTAGCCTCGAGATCGCTTGATAAGTTTTTGGATGCCATCTTTAAGCCAAACATGACGGGCGCTCCCTCATTGTTTGAAAACTTCATGTCGACCATTCCCGTTATCGGCGGGATCTTTGGCAAGCGAGCCGGAGGAGGCCCGGTTAATTCCGGGAGCCCTTACATTGTGGGCGAAAGAGGTCCTGAGTTGTTTGTGCCGAGCATGTCTGGGCAAGTTGTCCCGAATTACGCTATGGGTGGAGCGACCACTGTTAACAACTACAACATACAAGCTATCGACGTTAAGTCTTTTGAAGATCGGATCATGGGCAGTAATCGAGCGGTTTGGGCGGCTAATGCCTACGCTCAAAAATCACTATCACCTAGAGGCCGAGCATGAGCTTCCAGACCATCCTAAACATTTCTCAGTCCATCACGGTTAACAACCGAAGGATGGTTGGGCAGCAATACTCACGATCAGGGCAAGTAAGAACCGCTCAGTATGTGACCTCGGTTCCGTGGGTGTTCACAGTCAAGCCTCATGCTTATCTCTATTACCCTCAAGTCCGAGATGTTATCCAGACGATTGACAACCTAGATCGACAGAATGCAGCGACTATCACATTCAACACCACAAACCTTCAGTGGTTCACGGAATATAAGGGCGGTCTCAGTTCGGTTCAGGCCGCGGCGCTGACGCTTGCGAGCGTTCCTGCTGCCAATGCGACAACGATCTCAATCGGCAATCTGCCAGCGGTTGCATCAGGAGTGGTTGTTTTTGCTGCTGGCGACTTCATCCAGATTGGCAACTATCCCTACAAAGTCACCACAGAGGTCTTGAGAGGCTCAGGATCGACCGTTAGCGTCACGATTCACCGACCGATCATAGGAACACCCTCGACGGGAACATTGACGGCTGTAGGGGCTTCCTGCACGTTCTCTGTCGTTGCTGAGGTCTGCCCGACTTACACATTAAGACCGATGACGAATGGCGCTTTTGTTGATTGGGATGCCGACTTCGTTTTCAGAGAGAACGTCCAATGAGTACCCCAATGACAGCGCTGAATAGCGCAACCATTACCCACGGTGAATTTGTAAAATTAACAACGTCGACTACGACTTATACATTTTGCAATGCAGCAGCTCCGATCACTGTCGGAGGCAATACGTTTACAAGTCTCGGAAGTCTCTTGTCTGTCGGCGCGGTGAATCGTGAGATCAAGGCGACCTCGATTGATATGGTGATTAGTCTTATAGGCATCGACCCGACAAACATTTCTTTGGTCTTAGGCTCAAACATTAAGGGCTCTACTGTCGAGATCTGGCGAGGATTCTTCGACTCTAATTATCAGATCATTACAAGCCCGACAACGCAGTTTTTTAAGCGCTATCAGGGCATCGTTTCAAACATGTCCATCACGGAGGATTGGAACGAGAATGCACGAAGCAGGACTGCAACGTGTTCTATCTCGTGTTCTTCTTTCCGGTCGATTCTTGAGAATCGGATTGCAGGTATAAAAACCAATCTCACGACGTGGCAGCAGCGCTACGCATCCGACACGAGCATGAGCCGAGTCGCGGCTATTGCCGGTCAATACTTTGACTTTGGCGCTCCTCCTAAGTCTGGCTCACAGTCAGATCCCGGAAGCGCACAAACCCAATTACCCGACCCTAACGATATAAGTCAAGCAGGATGAGAGAAGCTACAAAATACGATGTGCCTCATCTTATTGAGATGATGAAGGCGTATGCAGACGAGGCGGGCATAGAAGCCTTAAAACATAATCAAAACGAGCCGCAAGTCCGAAACCTTTTCGATCAGATGATTCACGGCAGAGGATTTGTTTTGGTTGATGACAACCTACACGGATTTCTCGCTGCGTACATCACAAGAAACTTTTGGAATCGCTACGTCAGAGAGCTTCACGAAGTAGCGTGGTGGGTCATGCCTGAGTACAGGAACACAAGTCTCGGTGGCAGGCTTTGGTTGAGGTTTAACAAACTTGCTCAGTACATGCTGGACTCTAAGCGGGTAGACATTGTGTGCACAAGCCTCATGCCATCTAGTCCAGACATTGATTACACACGATATAAATACAAGCCCTTGCAAGCTACCTTCTTTCGAGAGTAAATCATGCCCGGATCAATTGTTGCAGCTTACTTTTTCACGGCCGGAACAGTAGCGTTTGCTGCGGCGACTTTTGCGGTTAACTTTGCCGTCTCTTATGTCATCACAAGAGTGTTCGGGTCTAAGCCTCCGAATTCACAGGACACTGGCGCAAGGCAACAGGTCCCTCCAGCTAACAACAACTCAATCCCTGTCGTTTATGGTGATGCGTGGCTAGGTGGCGTTTTTGTTGACGCAGTCTTGTCGAGCGATCAAAAAACGATGTACTACGTTCTTGCGATCAGTTCTATCTCTTCCGATGCAAGCGCTACATTCTCCTTTGACCGATCAAAGTTTTACTACGGAGATCAACTGGTAACGTTTGACGGAACAGATCAGACAAAAGTTATATCTCTTACTGATGGGGCAACTCCTCCAAATGTCGACGATAAGATAAGCGGAAAGTTATATATAAGCCTTTACACGTCTACAAACGCTGGCGTTATTACACCAATAAACGGAACCGCACCTAATGTCTTTATGGGTGGCTCTGATATTGCAGCTTCTCTTCGCTGGCCGTCATCTGGACGGCAGATGAACGGACTCGCCTTTGCGATTGTCAAACTGAATTACAACACTGACGCAGGGACAACCGGGCTTTTGCCAATCACGTTTTATTGCAAGCATTACCCTAAAGGCGGATCTGTAGCAAAGCCGGGTGACGTCTGGTACGACTACATGACCGATACGAGATACGGCGCTGGCATGACGGGCCTAGTGGACTCTACAAGCGCGACGGCTCTTAACACTTACTCCGACCAGACAATTACATACACACCCGCTGGCGGCGGATCAGCTACACAGGCCCGCTACAGAATTAACGGTGTTGTCGACACAGGAAGGCCGGTTCTTGAGAATGTCGAGAAGATGCTGGAGTGTTCAGACAGTTGGATGGCTTACAACGCGGCTTCAGGTCTCTGGTCGATTGTCATCAACAAAGCAGAAAGCTCGACCTTTTCATTTAACGATACAAATCTTATCGGTGAGATCAGAGTTTCGGCCACCGACATCAATCAACAGATCAATCAAATCCAGATCGAGTTTCCATCTAAATTAAACAGAGATCAGCCGGATCTTGTTTATTTAGAGACACCCGCGGGTCTCTTATATCCCAACGAGCCACCCAACAGACAGACAACCACCCTAGAGTTTACGAACGACTCTGTGCAGGCTCAATACTTAGGTAATCGTAGGCTTGAGCAAGCCAGAGAGGATTTGATTGTCACGATCACTTCCACTTACCCCGGCATTCAAGTTGACGCGGGTGATGTGGTTGATATTACAAACGCTGACTACGGATGGACGAATAAACTATTTAGAGTGATGAAGGTATCCGAGGCGACTGTCGATGACGGCAACCTCGGTGCAAGCCTAGAGCTTTCTGAGTACAACTCGGCGGTTTATGACGACGCGAGCATCACCGCATTTACTGCGGCTCCCAATTCAAGCCTGCCGAGTCCTAATTACTTCTCTTCACTGAATGCTCCGGTCATTGGAGATCTAGCACCTTCGGCAGCTCCTCCTACTTTCTCGGCTACCTGCACGATGCCAGCGGTCGGAAGAGTAACGACGATCACCTTGTTTTACACGACCTCTGCAAGCCCATCTGCTACCGATTGGAAGGTATGGAGTTCAGCGATTCTTTCCAATGGCTCTACATTTGCCAACTCATCGACCTTTAAGTTCGACAACATCACACTTTCTGCGGCGAGTTATTACTTCGCTTTCTCTGTCGAAAACGACTCGGCTAAAAGTTCGCTCTCGGCTACAAGTTCAGTATTAGTTTGGTCTCCTACTGCTGCGGCGGGACCAACAGGCCCCACGGGGGCGCAAGGCCCAACGGGATCGTCTGTGACCGGTCCAACGGGCAGTTCGGGCTTAGTAGGGATAGCTGCGCTCACAGCTTATTTGGTTCAGTCACAAAGCGCATCAACGCCAACCTTTACAACACCGACCTCTGGATCAGCAGTGCCTAGTGGATGGTCATCTACCGTTCCAGCGGTGTCTATCGGGCAAGTGCTTTGGTATCTACAAGGACGATATAACGCTAATGCAGTCACAGTGGACGGTGTTCCGGCTAACTCGACAGCGTGGACAGGCCCGATTGCCGCATCAATCTTTCAAAGCATTAGGTCCGATAACTATAACGGGCCGACTCCACCAACAACCACAAACTTTGGAACCCTCGGCTGGTATCTCGATCAACCTTCAGGGAATCTCTATGCCAATGCGGCTTATCTTAGAGGCGAGCTAGTTACGGGCGTAAGCGGGGCGCAGCGGGTCGAAATCAACAAGGGAGTCTCTAATAAGGTTGCGGTGTACAACACGAGCAATACGTTATTAGGCACGATGGGAGGAACAGGGAACTCAGTCACCGATCCTATTTTTGCTGCCAACCCTATTATGTCTGGTGGAGTTGCTGTCGGTTATAGATCGGTTATTCCAAATGCTAGCGGAACATCAAATACAGCTTTTGGTTACACAGCGCAATCTAGCGATGCGACGGTTACGGCAGATGTTTGCACGTGGGCTACGGTTGGAAGCGCCACTACAAAAATAGGTGTTGCAGGAACAGTCGACTACACAAGCGGCGGCACTTATACACCACAGGGCTACTTAGGCTGGACGGACACGTCGACCTATAGCGCAGCGGGCCGGTTTTACAACAATCAGGGAGGCACAGAGGTTTCGATCTCTGATTCTGCGGGCTACGCGCTAAATGTACGCAGCGGTCAAATTAGATATGGTTCTTATACGATCCCAACCTTTACAGGATCAACAACGACATTCCTGCGAGGCGATGCAACGCTCTCAGCTTTAGCAGAGACAGACGCTCCCGGATTCAAGAATGGCACTCAGTCGATAGTCGGTATTGCTGGAACCGGCTCAACGTCGGTGCTTAAGTCTTTTATCGGATCAGATGGAGCGACGGCTTCCGATAATTTCACGCTCTTTACGTTGTCTGGCAGCACTTATGCAGGCGTGTTTATTAATCAACGAGGCACAACCTCAACGTGGTCGACATTCACATCTGACGCTCGCATGAAAGATATTGTCGGAGCTATTCCAGTTCCGAGTGCTATTGAAGCCTTCAAACAGATTGGCAAACCGATTATCTGGAAATGGAAGTTTGAGCAAGGACAGGAAACGTGGGGCTATACCGCGCAGCAAGTCGGGCAAGGCCTGCCGCAGGCTTTAGTTGAATCTCCAATGCTGCCTAACGGCGATCATCAAAAGATTCCCGGAACAAATGAGCGAGTCTTAACGTTCGACAATAACAAGTTGCAAATCCTGAAAGACTTAGTGATTGCGGAATTGATTGCTAGAGTTGAAGCGCTGGAAGCAAAGGTGGGCAAATGAACTGGCAGATTACTAAGCTAGAAGTAAAACCGCTTTTAGACGGGCTCACAGACGTTGTTATCGCGGCTTCGTGGACCGTAAACGAGCAAGATGAGTCATTCTCAGGAGTGACATTATTGAGCCCTCCGAGCGGGGATTTCACACCTTACGACAGCCTTACACAAGATCAAGTCTTAAGTTGGGTTTGGCTGAAAGTCAGTAAGGAAGGAACGGAAGAGATTGTTAGTACAAGGCTTCAGGAAAAGCAGTCGCCTTCCACGATTGACCCACCGCTTCCGTGGGGTTAAACTCTAGAAAAGACAAGATAGCCTCCGCAGATCTGTGAGTGCATAGACTGCGTCAACTACCGAGTAAGGGAAAGGCAGGGTAAAGCCATAGCTATCTTTAATCGCAACACGCTAACGCAGGTTAGCGGTTTTAACAACCAAATCATTGCTGGCGAGCTTGTTTACAACCAAAAGACTTTTTGGAATGTCTCGCTATCCAACTCCGACGGAACACCGCTAGACCTTACGGGTTCCACAATCACAAGTCAGATTCTCCGCAGGCAGCTCTCCAACGTCAGAGACTCGCGCTACGGCCTCACATTTGACATAGCCGACTATACGCCCACACCCACACCTGTAAGCCTAACGATTGCGAATCAAAATCTCGCGGGTGGTTCGTTTACTCTTGTAATAGATGAATCTGCGTGGTCGGTGATCTCAACAGACGCACAGCTCGACATCAACGCTGCCAATCCTGTAGGGTTTTCGGGGAATATCAAAGTCGCGGTTCCTGCAAACGGAACTACTCCGGCGCAAGACTTAATCATCTTCTTGCTCTTTTTGGTCAGATCTGACGGGGTGACAAATTGAGCGACGTTAATTTAGTTGTCACTGCTGGCAACCAGATTGCCTTAACGATAGATCAGGGCATTATCGGACCCACGGGTCCCTACGGACCGACAGGACCGGCAGGCGAAGGAATCGTTCTCAAAGGTGCGGTTGCAAACGTCGGAGACCTTCCCTCATCTGGAAACAATCCGGGCGATGCTTATATTGTCTCCTCCAACGGTCATTTGTATGTGTGGAGCGGATCTGCGTGGGTAGACGCGGGGCAATTCGTCGGCCCAACTGGACCTACAGGCCCAACAGGACAATCCATAACAGGACCAACGGGCGCTACTGGTGCGGCATCATCTGTTGCGGGACCGACCGGACCTACAGGAGCATCTGGAAGCAATGGCCCGACCGGACCGACCGGAGCGGCATCATCTGTGGCTGGTCCGACAGGCCCAACCGGTGGCAGCGGCCCCACTGGTCCAACCGGCGCAGCGTCTACAGTACAAGGACCGACAGGACCCACTGGAGGAAATGGTCCAACCGGCCCTACTGGCGCAGCTTCAACGGTTGCTGGACCTACAGGCCCGACCGGCGCAAATGGCGCATCTGGCCCCACTGGTCCAACTGGAGCGGCAAGCACAGTCGCAGGCCCAACAGGACCCACTGGTGATGCAGGAGCGTCTGGACCCACTGGACCTACGGGCGCGGCATCTACGGTCGCTGGCCCTACTGGACCCACTGGCGCTAATGGAACCATTGGCCCGACAGGAACCATTGGACCGACCGGACCGACCGGCCCTGCTGGAGGTGGCGGAAGTGCAATTACGGTTAAAGATGAAGGCACGACGCTAACCACAAGCGTAACCTCCTTTGACTTTGTCGGAACTGGTGTTACGGCTACGGCTGTAGGTAATGATGTAACTGTCAATATATCGGCAGGAGTTGGTCCAACTGGTCCCACTGGTCCCGCTTCTACAGTTGCGGGTCCCACTGGCCCTACTGGATCAGTTGGCGCTGCTGGACCAACCGGCCCAACAGGTGCTAACGGAGCGTCTGGACCTACTGGACCAACAGGGGCTAATGGTGCAATTGGCCCAACGGGTGCACAAGGTGATGCTGGTCCGACAGGCCCAACAGGGGCTCAAGGTAGCGCAGGCCCCACTGGCCCAACCGGAAGCAATGGAGCCGCAGGGCCAACCGGACCAACCGGAGCTTTAGGCCCAACTGGTCCCACCGGCGATCCTTCTACAGTAGCGGGGCCAACTGGACCAACCGGACCGGCTGGAGCGGGTTCTAATCTTCCCGTGTCTGACGAAGGCACTCAGATTACCGCGGCGGTTTCGTCCTTTAACTTTACAGGCTCAGGCGTAACGGCTACCGCGGTAGGCAATGCGGTGACTGTTAACGTTCCGGGTGGTGGTGGATCCGCTGGACCTATTCTTGAGTCGCAAATTGTTATTTCGCAAAATTACACGGTTTCGACCAATTACAACGGCTTATCTGTTAGTCCTGTAACGATTGCGACCGGTTATTCCTTAACGGTTCCTGATGGTCAAACGTGGCTAGTCTTAGGGTGATTTATGGCAAAGATTAAACTTCAAGGCAATGCGAGCGGGGCGGGAACTCAAACCCTGCAAAGCGCTAACACCGCCAACAATCCAACGATTACGCTGCCAGATGTTGTCACGGCAGATACGCTGGTCTCTGCTGCTTTAGCACAGACGCTTACGAATAAAACGATTTCGGCTAGTAACAACACGCTGACAGGGCCGGACGGTACTACTCAGGTAGGTTACTTAAGCTCTCCGCAGAATAGTCAATCAGGATCGACTTATACGCTTGTCTTAGGCGATGCTGGCGATCATGTTTACTTTACTGGCGGGTCTACGGCGACGCTGACGGTTCTCACTGCCTCCGCTCAAACGTCTGCTCAAGGTTCTGCATTCCCTGTCGGCACTACGATCTTAGTTGTCAACAACAACTCTGGAAATCTTACGATCTCTGGTGCTGGTGTTACGTTCCAGCTAGCCAATGGCGCTCAAGGAAATCGCACAGTAGCGACAAAAGGAATGGCATCACTTCTTAAGGTTGCTACGGATACGTGGTGGGTTACTGGACCGGGAGTGACCTGATATGGCTGGTAACTTAACAGCGATGATTGCCTCCATCTTTTCAGGTGGAGTCACTCCAGACCCTTACTTTGAATACACGACCCTGCTTCTCCCCGGCAACGGAACCAATCTAAAGAACAACAACGAGTTCTTAGACTCAAGTAGCAACGCATTTACGGTCACAAGAAACCCGCTTACAGGCCCAAATGCACCGACACAAGGTACGTTCTCACCGTTCTCGCAGACGGGGTGGGGGAATTATTTTGATGGAAACGGGGATTATTTAACGGCTCCGTCAAATTCAGCTTTTGATTTCTCAAATAGCAATTTCACAATTGAATGTTGGGTTTATTTAACAGCATATAGTATAAATTGGTCTGGCTCTTACAATGCGTCAATTATTTCAAGAGATGCAAACACAGGCGCATCGTCAGGACGGAATTATTGGTTAAATATCAACGGTACTTCTTCTTCGTGGACAGGCTTAAGTTTTGGTTTTTTTTCTGGAAGCACGTTGTCAACTAAAAGCGAATCCTATGCGTTTTCGTTAAATACATGGTACAACATTGCTGTTGTTAGGAGCAGCGGTCAAGTTAATTTTTATGTAAATGGCTCCGTTGTGGGAAGCGGCACAACAATGTCTTCCGCTCCAAATACAAACGCAATTCCTGTGTATATTGGTCAACAAGGGTATTCTACTGCTGAATATTATTTTCCGGGATATATATCTAACTTAAGGTTAGTCAACGGCGTTGCTGTTTATACGGGAAATTTTACACCATCAACATCAGCACTTACCGCAACACAATCTGCTGGCACAAATATAAATGCCATCACCACAGGCCAAACAAAGCTATTAACCTGCCAATCCAATCGTTTTGTAGATAACGGGCAAGGCAATACTAGCAACACGCCGTTTACGCTCACCGTCTACGGAAACAC